GAAAGCCGGCGGCACCTGGCCCACCGAGGCGTCCTACACCCAGGGCGCGCTGTGCCCCGATGGCCAATGGCGCAAGACCATCACCATCCAGGACGCGATCGATGGCGGGTGCGATCTGTTCGACCTCGAGCAGCTGCAACTGGAGTACGACGAAGACAAATTCCAGCAGTTGTTCTACTGCAAATTCATCGACAGCAGCCAGAGCGCGTTCGGTCTCAAGGACCTGGAGCGCTGCTATTCCGACCTGTCGTTGTGGGAGGACTACGACCCGGAACTGGATCGGCCTTTCGGCAACAGCCCGGTATGGCTTGGCTACGATCCGAGCCGCACCCGCGACGACGCCACCTGTGTGGTGGTCGCCCCACCGCTGGAACCCGGGGCGAAATTCCGCATCCTGGAAAAGCACAGCTGGCGTGGGCATTCATTCAATTACCAGGCCGCCCAGGTCAAAAAGCTTACCGAGCGTTTCAACGTGCAACACATCGGTATCGATATCACCGGCGTGGGCTATGGCGTGTTCGACCTGGTGCGCGACTTCTACCCTAAAGCCACGCCGATCCATTACAGCCTTGAGACCAAGAACCTGCTGGTACTCAAGGCCCAGGACACGATCCAGGGCAGCCGCATCGAATGGGACGCCGGCTGGACCGATATCGCCCAGGCGTTCCTGACCATCAAGCGCGGCACCACCACCAGTGGCCAAGTCACCTACAGCGCTTCGCGCACCGACGCCACCGGCCACGCCGATATCGCCTGGTCGATCATGCACGCCCTGTTCAATGAACCCCTCAACACCAACAAGCGGCGCCGTAGCCGCTACGTCACGAGCGGAACCCATGCCCAAGCCACGACACAAAAAGCCCCAAACCAGCCAACTGGCGCGACAGCCACAGCCCATGCGGGCGTTCACCTTCGGGGAACCGGAGCAGGTGCTGTCCGGCAACATCGGCGAGTACCTGGGGGTGTTTCTCAGCGACGACGGCGAAATCTACAAACCTCCGGTGTCGCGGGCGGGCCTGGCCAAGCTGCTACGCGCCAACGCGCATCACGGCGCCATTCCCAAGTTCAAACGCAACCTGCTGCTGCGTGAGTTCATCCCGTCCGAAGGCTGCAGCACGCAGACCATGGGCCGGGCGAGCCTGGACTACATGGTGTTTGGTGAGGCGTATTTCTATCGCGACACCAACGCCTTTGGCGAAGTGCTGGAGATGCAGCATCTGCCGGCAATCAACATGCGGGTGAAGGTCGACGGAGGGTTCAGGATGCTGCTGCCCGACAGCAAGTATATGGACTTCGACCAGGACGAAATCGAACACGTCCTGGACTACGACGTAGAACAGAACATCTACGGCGTACCCGATTACCTGGGCGGCCTGCAGGCGCTGTTACTCAACGAAGCCGCAACCCTGTTCCGCCGACGCTACTACAGCAACGGCGCGCACGCGGGCTACATCTTCTACACCAATGACCCGGACCTGACCGAGGAAGACGAAGACAACTTGCGCGCACAGATCAGTGCGAGCAAGGGCGTGGGCAACTTCCGCTCGATGTTCGTCAACATCCCCAACGGCAAGGAAAACGCGATCCAGATCATTCCTGTGGGGGATTTTCAGGCCAAGGACGAGCTGGAGAAGGTGAAGAACATCACGCGCAACGATGTGATCGCCGCCTGGCGGATGAACCCTGCCCTGGCCGGGATCATCCCGGAAAACAACGGGGGGTTTGGTGACATCGAGAAGATCGATCGCGTGTACACCAGCAACGAGATCAGGCCGATTTGCCAGTTGTTCAATCAAGTGAATGACGCTCTTCGGAGAGACAGGCGCATCAACTGGAGAGAGCCGACCTTAGCAGCGGAAAGCGCTAACTGACATTTCAAAGATAGAGAAAAATACTGCACTACATGCCAAGATAGTGGCAATTTGCTGCACCCTGGGGAGGGAACATGAGAGTCACTTGTAAATGCGGACACAAAGGCCGAATTGCATCACGTGAGGTGCTATCTGCCGATTTCGCGAAATTGTATTGCCAGTGCCTCGACGCAAAGTGTGGGCACAGCTGGGTGGCAAATCTCACGTTCTCACACACGCTTAGCCCGTCAGCCCAGACGTTCGACAGGCTGCTGATTGATCGGCTTCGAGACATGCCCAGGGCACAACAGCGGGAGCTGTTTGAAAAGCTTGGATCGCAGGCGGTCGCATGATGCAAACCGCCGACAACACTATGCCGGCGGCCGAGAAATCAATCGTCGTCGGGCTGGTCAGGGTTGCTTATCAGCGCTTCGGTCAGCCTGCGCAATTGTTCCTGGTCACGAGGGCTCAACTGGCGATAGAAGCCGATCAGGCGACGTTCGATATGCGAAAGCTCATGACACGCAGAAGCTGCTATTTCAACGTAACCGGCTTCGGCGTTTGTGCGATCCAACATGCTTACCACTCCATAAAATGCATAGCTGATGCATTGATATGGGGGCGAACCAAAGGTATGGCTGAAAGAGCGTATTCAAGACGCCCCTTTAACCGCCTCATCCGCCATGGCTTTTACAAATCGCCGAATGGCTCGTTGATCGTCTGGAGGGATACTGCGGTACTGCTGAACAATACTGTCCTCAACCTCCGACAAAGCATCGGCCTTCAACGTGGTGCGTGTTCCGCTCACGATGTAAAGCACGTCAAAACCCAGCACGCTTGCAGCCATGCTCAGGTAGGAAGCTGGGGCATCGCTGGAACCGGACTCGTAATTTCCTTGAGTTCGTTTCGAGACGCCAAGCTGTTCCGCAATTTGATCTTGTGTCAGCCCAGCCTGGGCACGTTGTTGGCGCAGCCTTGCGCCAATCTCTTCAGAGAGAGTCAATATTTTTCCATCCGCATATTTACAATGGCAGTTTTTTGCCACATCCTGCGCTTGTCATCACACGAAAACGCAAGGAATTGCACTATGCCCAACTCAACCATCACCGAGCAAGCGCGCCAGCAAGCGCGTGCCTCCTTGGAGAAGCACGGTCAGACCGCGAAAAATTTTGCTGCTCTACACAACCTCAACCCCAGCACCGTCTATGCAGTACTGAATGGCCAAAGCCAGTGTCGCCGTGGGGAGGCCCATCGCGCCGCCGTACTGCTCGGTATCAAAGACGGCGTAATCGCACAGTAATGGCCAGTGCACTGAGGGAACAGCAGAAGATGGAAAGCCAGGTTCTAAAAACCCGTCGCGAAGTTGTGAGTGCAATTATTTGCACCTTTGAAGGTGGCCGCGAATGCGCCGCCGCCAGGATCGGCCTGCCACTCAAGAAGTTTGATAACCACGCCTACGAGAACAACAACTGCCGTCCTTTAACGGATACGCAGATCTTCATGCTTGAGCAAGTAACCGGCACCCAGCACTTCCCCAACTACGTGGCGGCGATGTACGGCGGCATGTTCGTGCCCGTGACCCACCCCGAGAACCTGGACAACGTAGAGATGTATGCGCGGGCTATGCAGAGTTCAGCCAAGCAAGGAACGGTCGATCAAGCCATTGCCCAGGCTCTCGATGACGGTGTGATCACCGACGCAGAGGCGGAGTTGATACAGAACGCACACACCTTGCACATGGCTGCACGCACCGCCGAAGTGTATGCCGCGATCGATCTCTACCGCGCCAAATCGGGGAAAGCCAAATGACCACCCAAACTAATGCCCTGGACTACCAGGAATGCATGCAGAACGCCGCCCTGGCTTTCCTTGAGCGCCATCAAGCCGAACACCTGGGCGATCTGTCCGCGCTTCTCAACCGAACCATCAACCACCTGGTGGCCAGCCTCAACGTAACGGAATCGGTTGCAATCAAACTGGTCTCTCTTGCCCATAGCGAATTGGTGGAAATCGCCTTTCGCCAGCGCCTCGATCTGGACTACAGCAGCGACACCGTTGTGGTGATCAAGGATCCAATCAAAGGGTTTTGCTGGTCCGTACCCGTCAGCCTCATCTATGAACGCATCCTGAACGCCCCTGACAACGTGCGTTTGCGCTCCACCAACTCGTAACACCCAATCCAACCAATCGCCGGCCCCACGTCCCGTGGGTTTGGGTGAGCTGCGCCCGAAATCGAGGTTTAACGATGGCAAACGCCGTAATTGTCACCACCCAACTGCCACCGGCCGAGGCCGAAGCGTTGCTGGCAAACCTGCGTGAACAGTATCGCTTGAGCCTCAACGAACACTGGTACGCCGACCAGTTCCGCCTTGTTGCGGACGGTCTGCGCCACGGCGCGATTCTCGCCCACGTTCCGGTAATGGCTGCGCAAAAACGCCTGATGGCAGCCCTGTCCCACAGCCTCAAAGCAGTGAAGTAACCCCATGAAAGAAGATCTTCGCCACGACGTGTTGCAACGCCTCCAGTCCGACTTCGGGCTCAAGCACCGCACGGGCACCGATTACATGCGCGGCGGCACCTGCCCAAAGTGCAAAAAGAAAGAGTTGTACTCCCGTTTTGACACGCCATGGATGGTGATTTGTGGTCGCCCTGAAAAGTGTGGCCACACCCTGCACGTGAAAGAGCTGTACGACGATCTGTTTGAAGATTGGAGCAAACGTGCGCCGGCTACAGACCAACATCCCAACGCCACCGCACGCGCTTACCTGGAGTTCGCCCGAGGTTTTCGGCTTGAGCTGATCCAGGGATGGTTCACCCAGGAAACGTTCTATTCCGTTGAACACAACGCCGGCAGCGCCACTGTGCGGTTCGCCCTGGATAAAGGTGGCTGGTGGGAACGCCTGATCGATCAGCCGCACCGCTTCGGCAAGATGAAGGCCCGCTTCAAATCCAAGGACAGCTATCGCGGTGTCTGGTGGTGCCCGCCCTGCATCGATCTGCTTGAAGCCAAGGAGATCTGGATTGTCGAAGGGATCTTCGACGCCATCGCCCTGGTGCACCACGACATCGCGGCCGTGTCTGCAATGTCCTCCAACGCATTCCCTGGGGACTCGCTCAAGGCACTGATTAAAACCCGGGAAGGCGGGAAGCTGCCCAAACTGGTTTGGGCTCTGGACAACGAACCGAGCGCAAACGCCTACACCCGGCGCTGGGTCCGCGAAGCACGCGCCCTGGGCTTCGTCTGCGAGTCCGCGCAGATCCCGCAACGCGACGGTCGCAAGTCAGATTGGAACGACCTTCATCAGCGCTGGAGCTTCATCCAGGACGAAACCAAACGCGCCGACCAGATCGCGACCGACCTCAAGCAGGCCCGCCACCAGGGCGCCCTGCTGCTGGCCGAGAGCGCGGCGGAAAAGGCTTTGCTCATGTACGACTGGAACAAGCGCGGGGAATTTCACTTGGGCTTCGGGAGCCGCCTGTACTGGTTCAAGTTGGACATGGAGAAATTCAACCGAGCCATGTCCGACATCGAGGACAGCGAAAATCACGACGACCAGCTGCTGAACCAGGCGCAACAACGAGAAAAAGCGCTGCAGCAGTCCGGCAGTGTCGTGGAGATCGCCAACTGCTACCCCCAGGCGCTGTATTTCCAGCGAAACGAGGTAACAGACGAGTCCTGGTACTACATGCGTGTGGACTTCCCCCACGATTCCGAAAGTGTGAAAAACACCTTCACCAGCGGCCAGTTGTCGGCCGCGAGCGAGTTCAAAAAGCGACTGCTCGGCATGGCGGCAGGTGCCATGTTCACAGGCAGTGGCCAGCAGCTCGACAAGCTCATGAAGGACCAACTGTTCGGCATCAAAACCGTCTCAACGATCGACTACGTAGGCTACAGCAAGGAATACGCCTGCTACGTCTACGGTGACATCGCGATCAAGGACGGCACCACCTACAAGGTCAACAGCGAAGACTATTTCGAGTTCGGAAAGCTGCGCCTGAAGACCCTGCAGAAAGGCGTCCCTATAAAGCTGCAGCGCGAAGCAAAGGGCTTTGACGAGAAGTGGGTGCAGTTGCTGTGGACATGCTTCGGCGCCCAGGGCTTCGTCGCGCTGGTGTTCTTCTTTGGCTCGCTTTTCTGCGAACAGATCCGCGCCCGCTATCAGTCCTTCCCTTTCCTCGAAGCCACAGGTGAGGCCGGCGCCGGCAAAACCACCCTTTTGAACCTCCTTTGGAAACTACTCGGCCGCGAAGGCTATGAAGGATTTGACCCTATGAAATCCACCAAGGCTGGGCGCTCTCGCCTCATGGGCCAGGTCTCCGGCATGCCGGTGGTGTTCCTGGAAGCCGATCGCCACGGCGATGATCGAGCCCATGCCAAGACCTTCGAATGGGACGAACTGAAGGACTTCTATGGCGGCGGCACCCTGGCCACCAAAGGCGTCAAAACGGCAGGTAACGAGACATACGAACCGCCATTTCGGGGAACGATCGCTATCAGCCAGAACGCGGCCGTGGTCGCGCACGAAGCGATCATGACCCGAATTGTGAAGCTGCACTTTGTACGCCCAACCGTCACGCCGGAAAGCCGCGCTGCAGCTGATCAACTCAACGCCCTGGATGGCGGCACCCTCAGCCACTTCCTGCTGCGGGCCGTGAGCAAAGAATCCGCAGTGCTTGAGCTGTTCGCCCAGCGTATGCCGGAGCATGAATCGAAACTGCGTCGGTTGCACACCCATTGCTTCGCCTGCGGTAAGGCCAACGCCAGCGACCAGGGCAATTGCCACAGCTGCGGCTATGACCTGCGCGGCTATATCCGCGTGGAGCGGATCAGCAAAAACCACGCACAAATGCTGTCGCTGCTCGACTGTATCCGCCTGGTCTTGAAATTAAGCGACCCTCAAGTCGCCGCGACCCAACGCCAGATCGTGAGGATGGCCATCGAGCGCCAGGCCTCGATCAGCTCCGACCATGCGGCCGTCGCCGAGTTTTGGGAGGTTTACGACTACCTTGAATCCCTGAGCGAGGACCCGGTGGTCGACCACAGCACCGATCCCGCAGTAATCGCCATCAACCTCAACGAGTTTTGCGAGCGTGCCGCCGAACACAAACAGAAGTTGGCCGACGTGGCCACGTTGCGCGACCTGCTTAAAGAATCTCGCTCCCATAAGTTTTTGGACAGCAATAAGGCCGTTCACAGCGCCGTGCGCGCTGCATTTAACAGCCGCAACCCGTGTTCACAACCCCGGCCGACCACAGTGAAGTGCTGGACATTCAAGGCGTAAAGGAGAGCAAGACCGATGCAGATCCAAGTGTTTATGGGCAACGCCGGCGACGGCAGAACCAGCAAGCTACAGGCCGTGCAGGACCGCCTGGACTTCGTGGGTGAAAGCGCGCCGATCATCCAGGCAGGTGCGTATGGCGAGGATGGTTTGCTGGAGATCCTAGAAGTTCGGGCAGCCGGTGGCCAGCGCGAAATCCTGGTGGACGACTGCAGCAGGCAGCAGATTTTAGGGGTATTGGAGTGGCAATCATGTCTTGAGCATGAGCCACGTTTTGACGGCCTGGTGATCCACCTGGCCCGCAAGGACTGACTATTTAAAAAAATAGTGTCGAGGAGTTGCAGCTCCCCGACACCCAACCACCACCGAGGACTAAACCATGCAAGCACAGACCCAAAGCAGCAGCGGCACGCAGGCTACCACACCGGCACGGCACCTGGTGGCCACCGCGATTATCGGCGCGGCCGTCATCGGTTACCTGGTACACAAAACCCCCGAATCAAGAACCCGTCTCGAAAGCCTCAGCCAGATGGCAAACACCCTGGGCGAGTTGAGCGAAACGGATGCGGCCGTGGTCGCCCAACTGCTCGCCAAGCCAGCAACACGGGGCATATCACGCAATGTCTAAGCGTCCTGCAGCAATACCCGCGCGGCGCTTTCCCTGGAACATCGATTACACCAGCGTGTGCGATCAATGCGGCAAGTGGCGTGCTCACGGCGACCACGTGAAATGCAGCCGGCAGCGCCAGCTGCAGAACGCTCATCTACGCAACCAAAAGCCTAAACGGTAAGCCGCGTCCACCAGAAGATGCGCTACCAGATACTTGGCCCGGAAACGGGCCTTTTTGTTTCCGATCGTCAGACTGTCGCTACACGAGCACAGCGTTAGGGGTTTACATGAGTGGGGTCGAAGCTCGCGGCAATTTCGTGAGAATCTATTTTCAATACAACGGCGAAAAATGCCGCGAATCGATACCAGGGGGTAACAAGCCGGCCACGGTGGCTCAGGCAAAGCGCTTGCTCGCCATCATTGAATACGAGATCGACTCGGGCACCTTTGATTACGCACGCCATTTTCCCAACTCGGCCAGGCTGATGGAAAACACCTTTGGTCACTACTTGGATCTATGGTTGCGGATCAAGGCCAATAGTGTGGCGGCTTCGAGTTATCGCGGCTACGCCAACAAAGCCGAGGTGCATGTGCGACCACGCTGGGGCAAGGTGCAGATCAACGCGATTGATCACCTGGACCTGCAGGAGTGGATTCAGGGCACGCTTTCCAAAACCCTCAAGAACAAGACCATCCGCGACATTATCAGCAACGTGCGTCAGGTGTTCCGGCTCTATCGCACCCGGATGAAAGTCGCCCACGATCCCACCGAAGGTCTGATGGTGCGCCTGCCCGATCCTGAAGCACCGGACCCGTTCACCCGGGCGGAAATCAAACAGATCCTGGACACACCGACCGCCCGCACCTATGAGCTGCTGATGGTGCAGTTCATGCTTTGGGCTGGCCCCCGTGTCTCTGAAACCATCGCCTTGGCGTGGGAAGACGTCGACCTGGAACAGGGTACCGTGACCTTTCGCCGGTCGAAGGTACGCGGTGCCTATCGCGTCACCAAAACCCGACGCTCGATGCGCAAGGTTCGCCTACTGGCGCCGGCTTGGGACGCCTTGCGCAAGCTTGATGCTCTGACGCGTAAGCGAAAAGCGGAAACCGTGGAGATCGTTGAGCGGGACAATAAAACGGTACGTAAGCACACCCTGCACTTCGTGTTCTTGAACACCAAAAGCGGCCTGCCACATGCCAACGATTTTGTGGTGCGCGACCGGTTTTTTAAGGCGCATCTGCTGGCGGCCGGGGTTCGCTATCGTGGGCCTGGCCAATGTCGGCACACCTACGCCAGCCAATTGCTGACCACGGGTATTGCTTCAATCGATTGGATCGCCGAACAGATGGGACACACCAACGGCAACATGATCCGTCAGCACTATGGAACATGGATCAACGAGGACGGGCCGGACGTGGTAGGGATGCTACAACTGGCTTTGAAGCTTTCGCCGGTCACAGCTCTACTGTAAAGCCGCGCAACCCCACCGCGTCGGCGAAGCGACCTACGGCCGTCAGGCTCGCCCAGGTGCGCAACGGCTCACGCCGGGAGCGCACCGCTACCAGGCGCGCGGTCGGACCACCCAGGCGAATGGATAAGGTCCACTTACCATCGTCGCCAGCAATGCGGCCCACCACGGCCTCCCGGATCGCGTGCTGACTCACCAGGGCCTTGAGCGTGTCCGACTGAATGGCCTCCCCGATCATGGTTGCAGTTCCAGGCGGCGCGCTGCTGCTGCGTCCTCAACCGCTATAAACAGCGCCTCGACGGTGGCCGGGGTCAGCGCACGCGCCGCCTCTACGCCTTCTATAAAGCCTTCGGCGCGCTCCTGGGCCAGCTCCAGGGTATGCAGATCCGCCGCGCGACCCAGGCGCGCCAGGTGGTTGGCCAACTTGGTGCGAACCAGATCCGGCAGGCTGATACCGCTCAGCGAGAAAATCGCACTCATGCTGGCACCGGTGCCAGGTCAGCCAGCAGATCGCGCAGCTCGACCCAGGGGTGTTTGGCAAACTCAGTGTTGATCACGCAGCCGGCGCCGTGCTGAAACGGCTGATTGGCGTCCCGGGCGAACTGCCTCACGCAGCATCGGGCGCATAACAGCATGTTGCCATCCAGCACCCAGCGCAGGGACCAGGTGTTCAGGGCTTCGTCGCGCCGGTAGCGGGCCGCGTTACGGTCATGCGCGCTCATGGCACGCTGACCAGGGCGGCCAGGGCGGCGGGTAGTTTTCCCTGGATATATCGGCGCAGCGCCTCGGCTTCTGCCTGGCTGATTTCGTCCATCATGCGCAAGGTCAGCAGCACGCCCTCGAGCTGGTACACGTAGCGCGCGGCCACACCTTCGTCGGCCGCTTGTTGCATCAGACGCAATTGCCCTTCGATCAACTCGTAGTGACCTGGGCGCAACGTCACGCCTCCCAGCTCAAAGCGCCGCGACGCCTCGCCGTCATCGGTGAAAGTGTAGTGTTCTGAACCTGCCAGGCCGCTATCAGTCATGGGGAAACTCCTTTTCGAGTGAGGGGCTGTCCGTGCGTAACACCAGCCTAGTGGGTGTCGGTATACCAGTTTCTGGGGTGGCGGTTTTCGCGGGCACATAAAAAGGCCCCCGCACCTGGCTTAAGTGTAGGGGCCTTTTGAACATAAGCGGCGTTATTAGCAAGCCGTCCATTTAGCGACAGGCTAACGGCGCTCCGCTCCATTGAGCATCCCAGCCGGTGGTGTACGCCGAGACTCGAAATCCTCCCACTGCTCAGGCTTACGCAGCTCCCCACACCACATGCAGACATAGACATCTGGGCTTAAGCCTAGATAGTAGCCTTTACGTATATAGGGGTGATTACACTTACCTAAAGCATGTTCGCACGTATTAATATTTTTTATAGACATACTGAGCACACAGTAAAAAAGCCCGCACGGAGTGCGGGCAAAACAGGAGTTTTTACTGAGAGCCTGCATGAGTGAACAGACTCACTAGTGAGAAATATAAAAATCGTGTTGAGTTTATTTTCTTTTGTGCGACACCGACCAATGGCTCAATAAAGCCAGCGAGACGAAAACTTATACGGAGCGGCATGACCTGTACAAGAAAAAAATCTGAACCTTCTTTCTGACGAGATAACAAAAAATCAGAAGGAGCTAACATGACAAACCGCTTATATATCATCGAGTATGAACTGCATCACACCCCTAAATCTTTCATCATAAGAAGCGAGGTTATGAATAATGCAGAGGCATGGCACTGGGCTTGCTGCGATGCGGGAATAGGCATCATCCCGAGATCACGGAATGACAAGCTCAAACGCATAAGCAAACCGCTTGCCGAGCGTTATGGACTAGAAAACGTGAGGTGGCGCCCCTCTGGGTCTGTGCCATTTGAACCTAAGCCCTACGTGCCCCCGCCGCCCGATTAAATGCACCTTCCAAAAAAGCGCCCACGTTTTTCTGCAGTTTTAGTTACCCGTTTCTCTTGCTCGCTAACATGCAGAGTTTTTCTACATTGTCACGTAGCGCATTACTGACAATATCAGCTGAGCGCTTCCGCTCGCACTTAGGGCATAACTGCTCTGAATTGGTAGCCACCATGTAAGCGGGCGCCACCTCCGATGCCACCTCTGCAGCTGGCTCGTACCTTTTTTTGCATTTGGCGCAACGACGACTCGCTTGTTTAGTGAGCATGACGGCCTCGTCCATGAATGAGCAGAGATTGTACGATTGACCAAGAACTATAGATTATCAAGAAGTCGGATATAAAAATTCAAACAAGCGCTTACTTGATATTTTAATGCCATCATCAAGATAAGCACTGTGCGGGCTGACATTGGGTCTACGTTGCCTCGCTCACTCGCCCTTGCATTGACCGAGACGCCGCCAACACTGGCAAAACTCACCTGCGCATGGTCCATGCCGAGTGCGTTCTCTCAGAGTTGTTTGTCTTTCCATAATCCTCACTTCTACTTGATTCGAAGATCCAGTGAACTTCGATCGCTATCCAACCCTTTGGAAATACCGCGAATCCACCCTTTTTCCAGGCGTAGGCACAGCGGCGTATTTCGCACCAGAACAGGGCGCCAGTCCCATGGTGGTCCCATGGGGCTATTTTTAGGACGCCAAAAACCACAAACCCCCGACTTTCTCTAGGAAAATCAGGGGTTTGCGTTTTCAGAATGTGGCGGTGAAGGAGAGATTCGAACTCTCGATACAATTTCTTGTATACACACTTTCCAGGCG